TGCTGAAACGGTTGAAGAGGCTATTGAAGAGGATACTGTCGATGAAGAGACCCAACCCGAGACCGAAGCCGAACAACCACAGGCGGAAGAATCTGGCAAAGATGAGACTGAAGAAACTGAAGCTGAGACAGAGCAGGACTCGAAGTCAGCGGAAACGGATCAGTTAACCATCCAGAACGCTGAAAAACGAATCAAAGACGCTCAACGTCGTATGACCAAGGCCACTCAAGAAACGGCTTCTTTGAGGCGTGAAAACGACACTCTTAGACAGCGCGTGACTGATCTTGCTGGCGAGGTCGCAACTTTAAAAACGCAAGTCATGGCTCCAGCCGCGACCGATGCAGATCTTGCACGGTTGACGGAGGAATACCCTGATCTTGCGAAGCCGTTGCTTGGACAAATTCATCGTCTGCAATCTGAGCTTGAAGGGTTTAAGAGTCAAACGAATGAGATGAGAAATCACTCTCAAGTTGACGCTCAAGAGCGCGCGAAGCTTGAACACCAGAATGCGATTTTGGCTGTCCATCCGGATGCTTTTGAAGTTGCACAGACCGAGTCATTTAGGGAGTGGTTGGATGCCCAGCCGTCGTATATGCGACAAGTGGTTGAGAAGGGATCATCCGAGGATGTCGTCGATCTTCTAAACAGTTACAAGGACACCTTAGTCAAACCGAAACCGGTGACGCAGACCCTTGAGCAAGCGCGAGAAATCGCTGAGCCCAAGACTCGATCTACAAAGCCAAAACCGGAAGGCAGGAAGAATTGGAGCCGTGCGGAAATTGATGCGATGTCACCTACCGAGTACCTCAAACATGAGCTTGAAATTGATCAAGCTTTAAAAGAGGGACGTGTCATCTAGCCTGTATTTGGGAGACTAACCAATGGCTTTAATCACAGGAACCATGGCCAATTTCGTACCTGAAATTTGGTCCAAAAAATTGCAGACGCGTTTTTATGCGTCTACCGTGCTTTCAGAAGTCACGAACAATGACTATGAAGGCGAAATCCGTAATGCTGGCGACAAAGTGAACATCCGTGTTCCCCCAGCAATTACAATTGCTGACTACAATCCAATGTCACCTTCAATCTCTTATGAGACTCTGGGTGAAAACATTATCGAACTTTTGGTCGACAAAGCGAAAAGCTATGCGTTCAAAGTCGATGATGTACTTGGTGCTCAGTCAGACATCAACTTGATCAACGCAGCAACGCAAGACGCGGCTGAGAAGATGAAAATCGCAATCGACACGCAAGTGTTGGCCGGAATGGCAACTGCTGCGACTACATCTATCGACCTGTCTAATTTGGGTTCAGATACAACTGTCAATAAGACAAATATCTTGGATCTGATCTTGCTTGCCGGTCAAAAGCTGGATGAACTTAACGTGCCAGAAACTGGTCGTTACATTGTTCTTCCTCCATCAGCAATCACAGCGCTCAAGTCATCTGATTTGAAAGACGCTTCATTAGCAGGTGACGCTCAGTCAATCTTGCGTAATGGACGTGTTGGTCAGATCGATCGCTTCACTGTGTACAGCTCTAACAATCTTTCAACCAACGCGCAATCTGAAAAAGTTGCGATTGCTGGCACGAAAGCGTTCATGAGTTTTGCATCACAGTTCGTGAAGACAGAGACAATCCGTCTGGAATCTCAGTTCGGTGACGGCGTGCGCGGTCTGCAAGTGTACGGCTTCAAGGCTGTTCACCCAGACGCAGGTGTTGCTATCGGCCTCGGAGACGGAGCCTAAGTAGGACGGGACTAAGAGTCGACAAGGATGTCGTCATTAAGATGGCAAACAGTTGAGGCTCTTGGTCTCGCGTTCTATATCGAGAAGGGGTGTCGTGTATTGACACCTCTGATCGATAACAAGGATTACGATTTCGCGATCGATGAAGATGGCGAGATAAAAACAGTCAACGTAAAGAAAGCATATTGGGACAGAGGCTGGGCGATATCAAAGTCAGGGTCGCCTAATGGTAATGGTCCCGTCGATATTTACTTGGCGTTTTTGCCTGTTCAACAGGTGTTTATTGAACTACATGGATCATTTTTTGAAGGCGTAAAAAGCCGTGCTAGGAAGATCCCCGTCAAGATCATCGAGGATATATGCAACTCACCAAAGCAGAAATCATGCAGCAGCTCGCCAATAAAGGTATCAAGGCGAACGCCAATGCAACCAAAGCGCAATTAAATGAGATGCTGATGTTTTATACGCGCGAAGAAGTGCAGCCGACTGTCGCTGACGACGTTGTCGTTGCTCCAAATGGGATTAAGTTCAGCAGAAAGACCGCGAAGCTAGCTGGTTTGATTTAGAGGTAATTTATGAACGTTGCAGGAGTCATCGATCGGGTCAGGGTTTTACTACAAGATCCGACAGGTATTCGATGGAGCGATACTGAGCTGCTAAATGCTATTGCTGAGGCGCAGCAGTTTGTGGCCAATGTGCGTCCTGATTCGACGTCCACTGTAGTGGATTTGGTTGTGTCAGCGGGTGAGTTTTTTGCAACGCTTCCTAGTTCGTCACGCCGCGTGCTTGATGTGCTTGGCACTTCAGCGGGCGACACTGTGACAAATGTAAAAATGTCAGTGATCGATCGTCATGCGCCGGCATGGCGAACTGAATCTGGAGCCAAGATCAAGCATTACATTTACGAAGATCGCGACCCGAGTCGGCTGTACGTTTACCCAAAACCAACATCAGATGCGACCTTGCGAGTGCTGGTGTCAGCTACTCCTGCGAACAGTGTCAGCCTCACAGGAACGTTATCTGTCGATGATTCATATGTGGCATCTGTTGTTGATCTGACGGCCAGCAGAGCTTTAGAGAAAGAGTCGTCTTCCGCGAGCTTCAATAAAGCCGGCGCTTTAAAACAAAGTGCAATGGACAGAATGAAGATTATCAGTGGTGCTGATGCGTCGAATAGCCCACAAGCAAATGAGGTTGAGGTTCGTACATGACGATTTCTAATATTACGAATGACATCATCAGTGAATTGATTGGGTGTCCACAGCCAGCGATCGAGAGGGCTCTGTTATTGACGGCGCAAGAAGCCTGTCGCACGACGCCTTTGTATACCTCAGAGCTGAGCTCTATCACTACGGTTAGCGGTACAGGATCTTATGATTTAACTGTCCCTAGTGGAGCGTTGATCCAGCGCATATACAGCGTGTATAGCACGGAAAACAACGCGACTGTTTATTTACAACCATCTTATGTGCGAACTCAAGCCAAAGAAGGTTACCCAAAATATTTCTGGACGGACGGGTTGAAAGTGTTCATCGATCCGATTCCGAATGTTGTGAAAACCTTTGAGGTGTATGCGGTGTTAGTGCCGCAAAGCCTGACAGATGTCCCCGACAATCTCGTTGCTCGGGAGTCAGATCTGTTGCGCGAAGGTGCGCTGAGCAAACTCCGACGTCAATTGACGGAAGAGTGGGGTCAACCAAACCTCGCTGCAGCGCATTTCCAGCAGTACCAGAAGTTACTTGGAGATGCTCGCAAGCGTGGTCTCCAAGGACAAGTAGGCGCTCGTCTTACGACGCAATACCGCCGTCTTGGCTATTAAAGCCGTCAGTGTTCAACGGTAAATCTATTCACTAATTAACGGAGAAAGCAACATGGCTTCTTTTGTCTATGATAACGCGTGGAAACACATCCTCGCGGGAAACATGGATTTCAGTGATGATGCGGCGACTGATAGCACTCAACATACCTTTAACATGGTATTGGTGACATCGTCGTACACACCATCTCAGGGGTCCGACGAGTATTACTCAACGATTAGCGGAGGGTCTGGGTACGAGGCTGCCGATACCGGAAGTCCACCAGAAAACGAAGGATATGAGGCAGGAGGCAAGGAAACGACGCCAACTGTTACTGTCGATGGAACAAATCACGATATCGAGATTTCGTTTTCATCGGTCTCATGGACTAGTGCAACTGTCGCTGCAACTGCAGCAGTAGTGTATCGAGATACGGGAACTGATGGCACATCGCAGCTATTAGCGTATTTGGATTTTGGAGGGCCTGTGCAATCGACCGATGGTACTTATCAGGTCACTGTAAGCACGCCGTTGACAATCAACAATGATCCATCGACCTAATACAGAGCGCCCTACGGGGCGCTTTTTTATGGAGTAGTAAATGGCTTTAGTTCTGAAAGATCGTGTCAAAGAAACCTCGACAACAACCGGCACCGGCAGTTTCACGCTTGCTGGCGCGGTCGATGGATTTCAAAGTTTCACTAGTGCACTAGCGGACGGCGACACAACGTACTATGTCATTGAGGACGGTACAGACTGGGAAACTGGTTTAGGTACTTGGACTGAGTCTGGCGCTGTATTAGCTCGCACTACTGTCTACGAAAGCTCTAACTCTGGATCAGCGGTTGACTGGGGTGCTGGCACTAAAGATGTTTTCATTACTCTGCCTGCGTCACGAGTCATCACAGAGAGTGGAGCGGCCAGCGCAGGAAGCTCAAGCTCTGGCGCACCAAATAGTTTGACCTTTGACTTATCTTCTGGAACGCACTTCACCGGCACCGTTGTACCTAACAGCAATCAACAGACAACAGATATTTTGTTTTCTAACATCCCTGCAGTGGGCGATTTTACGTTTACGCTGAAGGGAGAGTCGGTTGTTACTGGCGCATATAATGTCGCCAATATAGATACAATGATCGGCCAACCTAAAAATTCAAACGATGAATTGAGTCCGGAACCGGCGTTGGCTTACGGGGTTGAAATCAGCCCAGATGCGACTCGATTAGTCATCATGAATCGAAGTTTAGGCATCAATGAGTATGTGATGAATAACTCCCCTGCCTACGGAGGTTATTTTAGCATTGCCTCTGGATCAGAAGTTATTGATGAAACAGATTACGGTAGCCCAAATAATGAGGGAGATATCCGTTGGACAGACAGTGGATCAAGTCTAATTTTAGTGACCCATGACGGTGTTTTGAAGCGGTTCAAATGTTCAACCCCTTATAACCTAAGCACCTACGATGCGAATGATATCGATAGCTACGATCTGACAGCGAATTCAAACATTACTTTCACATTTATTCTTGGCCTTGAGGTGAGTCCTGACGGCACTAAATTTTTCTTTGCTGATCGCACGTTAGGTAAAATTTACACCTTCACAGCATCCACTGCGTATGACATCACCACGCTAGGTTCAACGCCGACACATACCTTTACGCCGACAAACATCGATCTCCGTGGAATTGGGTTTAACAATGACGGCACTGCGTTGTATCAAACTAAGGCGGATGAGTATTTAGAAACGATTTTTTTAAACACTGCATATGATCTGTCGTCTGTGAGTTCAACGACTTCAAATTCATTGTCTTTTGACGCAGTGACACCAGTTGGTGGCGATTACAGTGATTCTTGGCCTAGCTCAATTAGGTGGGCATTAGATGGCAAATTAGCAGTTCATGTTACTGACGGTGACGACAACGTGTTTTTAATGTGGATACCAGACTCCGCAATTAACACAACATTGCCTCTAACTAGCTTCAGCGCAGATATTTTAAACGGCCCGCTAGTAGGTCCGGCAGTAAATGACTACGTCACCTTCACTTTAACTGCATCAAATATCAGCGGAGCAAACAAACTTTTCCACAACAACAACCCAGCAAGAGCGTTTGGGTTGTCCATGATTTACGGAGATTAATGTGGCGGCACCAAACTTAATTAATGCAACGACGATTACTGGCAAAACAGCAGTTCAGGCGATTGGCACATCAGCAACGGCGATTGTCACCAACGGAACCGGTAGTGGCAAGGCTCTTAAAGTGAACGCACTGTATGTGTCAAATGTTGATGGTACGAACAACGCAGATGTCAATGTAGACATTTATCGATCATCGACTGCGTACCATATTGCAAAGACAATCTCAGTTCCTGCTGATGCGACAATTGATCTGATCTCAAAGCCAATTTACTTAGAAGAAGGCGACTCTCTGCGATTAACAGCGTCTGCCGCATCTGATTTAGAAGCCGTTTGTTCATACGAGGACATCTCGTAATGCCTATTTTCAATGGCGGCAGACTGACGACTGCTAGAAATTCACCAAACAAAGCTTCAAATACTGCATCCGGTGTGTGGACTTTAAATGAAATAGCTGTCGAAAGGGCGAGTGACGAATGGCCTATCGGCAATCCAAATTTTGTAGATATCGTACTTGTTGGCGGTGGTGGCGGTGGCGGCGGTTATCGTGGAGCGGGCGGCGGCGGCGGTGGCGTCGTACAGCTTACTAATTATGATCTTTCTGCTACAGCTACAGTCAGCATTGGAGCAGGCGGCGCTGGAGTAGGCCATAGTGCAACCGCCGGTAATAACGGTGGCAGTACAACAATGACGGTAAGCGGCGTAACAACTACGGCCTACGGTGGTGGATACGGCGCTGGTTCATATGCAGGAGCTAGCCTTGCGACTGGCGGCGGCGGGTCTGACTCATATGCGGCAGGAACCGCTAGCCACGGCTCCCAAGGAAATGATGGAGGAGCTTCTGGAGGCAACGCTGGCGGTAGTGACGGCATTGGTGGCGGTGGCGGTGGCGGTGCTTATTCAGGTGTTGGCGGAGACGGCCCTGATTTATCAACAAATTTTGGAACCAGTATTGGTGATAATGGCTATGTAGCTGGTGGCGGAGGCGGGTCATCTACTGCCGCCGCTGGAGCAGGCGGAGCAGGCGGAGGAGGCTATGGAGAAGATTATAACGAAGTATATCCAACAGGCGAAACCGGCGATGGCTTAGCAAATACCGGCGGAGGCGGTGGTGGTGATTGGTACACTGGCGATTCTGGCGTGGGTGGAAGTGGCGTAGTTTTGGTGAGATCCGCAACCCCTCTCACCACGACTGGAAGCCCAAATACTTATACCGTCAATGGTTACAACATTTATGAATTCACTGGATCGGGGAGTTTTACAGCGTAATGGCTCACTTTGCAGAAATAGGATTAAACAATACCGTTGTGCGAGTTATCGTTGTTAATAACAACGTACTGACGGATGCCGATGGCAACGA